AATGTAAGGGCTAGCATTGCAAACACGAACAGCTTCAGCTGCACCAGCAATAGTGAGTTTGGCTCCGGGACTCGCCGTCCCAATACCCACCCGATCATTCGTCGAATCAACCTTCAGCGTCGAGGTATCCACCGTCAGATCGCCGGTGATGGTGGCGCTGGCGAGGGTGGCGGTGCCGCCTGCTCCCAAGAGCTGGTTGACCGTAATCTTACGGGTAGAACCAGAGCTGGCCATCAAGGTGTCTGCGATATTAACAATCGGCAGCACATCGGTGGCTGGGTTGGTGGTGACTTGCGGTGAAAGCAAGCCTGTGATTTTTGTATCTGCCATATCAGTTAACTGTTAGAATGAATTTATCGGATGCTTCGGTTAAAAGGAGATCAACGCCACCTTCCAGTGCCATTCGATCATAGGTTCCAAATGTGATAACGATCTTGCTCGCACTTCCATCTTCGCAATAGATGAAGAAGTCGTCCTCCTGCAACAGATCTCGGCGCATGATTGGCTCGTCAGGAGGTCTGACGTTTCCGCCAGACCCACTCGAAGCCAATCTTGTTCCAAGAGCCAGCGTCACAGGCTTAAGAGTTGATCACTCCGTTGAACGCTACCACCGCACCGAATGAAAGCTGGAAGCTTTGGATCGGTCCAGGAAGCGTGATGCCAGCAGGAATGGTCGTTCCACTCCAAGTGCCAGTGATGTTGTTACCAGTGATCGAAGTAAAGGTGGTAGGGGCAACCGTGGTAATCGCCACAAACGGGCCAGTGGTCAGTGTCGTGGCCGTCACGAGAGCGAAGCCCGAAACGCCCATCGAAAATTCAATGGCCAGATTAGATTCTATGCTCATATATCCCAGATCTTCCGAATTTGATTCTTTGTGAAAGTGCTTTCAAAGCGGGAACCCTGACGGTCTTCCATCCGGCTGAATCCCTGCTTCACCTTGTCCTTGAGTTCGGCTTCGCGGGCAAAGCCGGTGACCCCGAAGCGGGCCACCGGTTGCCTGTTCCACCGCTTCCCATCAAGGACAACAGAGTCAGTACCCATCGGAGCGATATGCTCGATGGACTGACCATTGTTCTCGAAGGTATAGATCGGCATGTTAGGACTCCATCTCGCTGTCGTACTCCTCAACCATCTTACGCATACCCTTTTCGTCCATAGGCTCCTTGGAAGCCATGGCCTTCTCGCTCTTGTTTTCGTACTCAGCGGGCATACCGTTCACGCTCCGAATCTCGACATAAGCTTCGCCGTTATCGAGCTTCTTGAGAACACCGCGAACATCGTCGAGAACCACTTCATCACCCACTTCAGGCATGGCCTGTTGGCCATCTTCCATGTCAGTGGAAAGAGCCTCGACCGGAATAGAAATCATGGGCGCATTGTTGTCAGCCTCTTCACATCCGCAAGCGGAATGAGAAGGGGCACCACCGATTGCTCGATGATGCCCCTTTGGGCTGACGGCAATCACCATGATGGTGGCCGTCTTGGGTCGCATATTACAGCGTGGAAGCGGTCTTAGTGCGATGCACCAAGTACCAAGCCGGATTCAGGTTCGCAGGAGCAGCACCACTGGTGTTACCAGCGGCCAAACGCAGAGCGGCGAAGAACAGTTTCACACCAACGGTGACAACCTGGTTCAACGGATCGCTCTTGTCGGGGGTATCGGTGATAACGATCTTCGGAGACAACGGATCATCACCGGTCAGAGCAGGAATACCGAACGCTTCCTGACCAAGGAAGAACGAAGCGATAACGTCAGCAGTGGTTCCGAGACCACCGCCACCAGCGGGGTTGTACACGAAGCGGTTGCCCTCAGTGCTGGTGCTGGCCTGACTGATGAACGAGTTGGTCTGAACAACCACGCGGCAACCGTAAATGGAACCAACTTCACCACGATAGAAGGGTTGACCCTTGTTGCCGTAGTTAGAAGCGTTCAACCACTGGTCATCGCGCATCAGGTCGCGAGCAATGCGGGGATCGGTCGCGAGGACGTAGCCACCGTTGATCATCGGAGCGCGATTGCGCTTCAGGCGGGTCATGGAATCGAGGACGCTCTCAGAGGTCATCGTGACGTTAGCCTTGGCCGTATCGGTGCTAAGACCAACGAAGG